GGGCGAAATAGCCACCCACCGCCGGAGCCGTGAGAGATTCAGCCGATACCGTAGCCCCTGCCTGAGCCGAGGTGCTGGCCTTAAGCGCAACCTGCCAGTTTTCCTTCATCGTGTCTTCTAGCGTCATCTGCATCGTGACGTTAGTTTGGGTCAGAATCCGTAAATCAGTCCGCTTTTCACCGGTATAAGATTCCTGGTGATCAGTTTTTTGTTGTTGGGTGTTAATTTGAACATCGGTCACGTTCCCAACAAACCGTAAATTGTCGTCACTACCGGTAGCGGCGCGAATAAAGAGTCGCCCCTGCCCTCTAAAATATTTTGCATCGTAAGCCATAGCGATCGCCTCTCGAACAATGATCAATTTCATTGTGGATTTATACAGCGAGAATCCTTAGAATTTGCTACGCCGGTCTATCTCATGCTTGGCTTCCAGAGCGGACTCGATTTGTTCCAGGGCCTCGCGCATTTTGACGACTTCCGTTTCCAGTTGCTTTAGAGCCTTCTTTGCTATGCCCAGGGCGATCGCCGTTTTCCATTCAAATTGTTGGGCTGTGCGGTCACTTAGGTCAGACATCTTCCCGATACTCAATATCAATATTTAGGATCACTTGAATAGCCTGCTTGCCTTTCCCCTCTATCTCCTTTGAGTTGGAAACAGGCCGGACGATATTGGCATAATTTGTCCATCGGGTTTGTACCGTCGCCTTCATCAGGTCTGCCAACAGGTTGCAACTATCGGCCAGTTTATTGGCCCCGGTTGTATAGGCGATCGCCGTTATCTCAACGTGCAGGGTTTGGTTGTAGTAGCGGTTCACCTTCTCCGAATCTTCATCGCGATCGGCAAAAGTGACCGTTGGCGGCCCACTATAGTCATCGGGATAAACGTCCCAATAGGAGGCATTGTCCCCAATGTCGGTACTGTAACCGTTATCGGTGGTAATAGTTGCCAGTTGGGTTAAGAGGTCAGACAGGATGTTTTGGCGGTTCATTTTTAATCGGTATATTCAGCTTTGGAACCAAAGCGATCGCACTCTACATGAGCTTCAGGTAAACCGGGACGGTGTTTGGATTAATCAGCGTAAACCCAAATAGGCGACAGGGATGGTCGGCCACTACGTCAGGGGTATCGTCTAAAGCGGTGTTGCGGTAATTATCGGTCAGCCAACTAGATAGCATCGTTCCTCCTGTCACGCTATTGTTATTTTCGATTTATACAGGGACAAAAAAATCCCCTCAGCGAGAGGGGGACGTTATGCCGAAAGAACATTTTTTAGTATCCATTTCTTTCATTCTGGATTTATACGGGAAATCGTCATTCTCCTAAATTCAGTTGGCGATCGCCGTAAACGATTAAGCGATCCAACTGGGGCAGGTAATCACGCTTGAATTGATAGTTTTCTTGGAGACTAGCGGACATTTCCCATGCTTCATGGTCGGTATCCATGCCGATTTCCGATAACAGAGCATTCAGTTTTCGATAGTTAGGAGAGCCGTTTTTAGTCAGCAGGTTATACCGTTGGCAGAGTTGGGTCTTTGTTAAGCAGTTCCCGTTATTTACCGTCTGTCCCCCGACAATTAGGCGATCGCGGTATTCCACTTTTTCGACAATTTGAAAGCCCAGGATTTTTTGCTGTACCGGTTCAGGGCAAGTGCTAACGATGGTGTTACGAAGATTCAGTAACGCTAAGTCATTTTGTGACTTTTGGGTTTCCAGTCGGGCTAACTCGATTTTGAGCTTCATTTCTTCGATGGGGTCAATCGCCAAGCTAGTTTGACCGGTAGCCATCAGATTGAAAATATGGGCATCACACCAGACTGCAAACCGGGGGCTAATCCATCGGGCCAAGTTAATCGCCAAGCTAGGGTGAACCCATGTCTGATTTCCGTTTTGAACATTGAGCAACTCACCTGTGGGAATCCCCATAGCTTCCGAAAGTGCTTCTACATAAGCTTTTGTTGCCTTAAGACGATTCCAGTCTGCTAGTAGTTTTCCATTGGCAAAACACATTTGCGAGGCATTGATAAACCCATCGCCGCGCCGTTGGATAACTTGACCGTTGTAGTTAAAATTCTGTAAGCTGTTCATCAGCCATTGCCTCCAGTAAAGGTGATTGGTAAAGTCCTCCCTGTTAGTCCAGGGGGGCATCATCATATTAAGGGGAGCCAGGTCAAGAAAGTAGATTACCCTTCCTTGTAAAGTTTCCATCAAAGCGCGAATAGGTTTAGCTGTTGGCCCTGTAGCTTTTTAATCTGAGCAGATTGGGCTTTGACTTGGGTTTCTAGCCACTGAACCCGCTCCTCTAATGTTGGTTGTTTCTCCCTCAGTGCTTCCTCTATTCTGCATTTCCCGACTTCCACATATTCGGCTTCTTTTTCAATGCAGATATAATCTCGATTGGTATTGATAGCGGCCACGGCTGTCGTGAATGAACCGGCAAACGGATCTAAGACAATCCCATTTTCAGGGGTTAACATTTCGATTAATCGTTTCATCACCTCAACAGGCTTTTCTGTGGGATGGTGAAAAATCCCTTTTTGAGATCGCCCCGTTTGATAACTTGGTGGCAAAAACGACCAGACATTCGTATAGTTCACATCATCATAAGCCCTTTCCTTTTTTTGCTTAACGCCATCCATCCTATTAAATTCTTTCTGTCGCCTTCCATCCCGATGAGTTGATAAAGTTTTACCTGCTAATAATGCTTGAGCTTCTGAGTAGCAACGTTGAAACCCTTCAATCGTGGCAACATCAAACAATATCCCAGGGATTTTAACGTCTTCGTAGGGGCCACGAGTCTGATAAAACTTAGTGCGATCGCCGTAAATAAAAATGGATTCAAAACAACGGGAAAGTCTAGCACATGGGACAGTATTTCTCTTAACCCATGTGATATGTTCACGGTACTTTAAACCCTGATTATTGGCTTCGTTAATCCAATTTAAGACCGTTGGCATTTGTCCAAAAAAGCAATAAAAATCCCTTGAGACCCGCTTAACTTCTTTGGTGAAGGCTTCTATGTCAATCGCCTTATCCCAATGAGAAACCCCAATGCCATAGGGCGGATCGGTAATCACAGCATCAACGGATTTATCAGGCAATTGCTTCATCAACTCCAGACAATCACCCTGTAAAACGGTGTTAATCATGCCTTTCCCCTAATCCGTGCGTTTTTTAAAAATGGGCCATATCAATAATTCCATCTAATGCGTTGTCCAGGTGCCCTCAAATCCACATGAACAAAACCTTTTTTGGCTCCGTACCCTAACGCCCGATCCCACCTTGCATCAAGCCATTTCTGGAAGGCAAAAATATCACCGCCAATCGGGTAAATATCAGCCGCACCGCCATTAATATGCTGAGAATTGGGAACACCGCCAACCGCCCGATTAACAAACGGAGGCCGATACCAGGACGTTACCCCAATGGGTTTACCCCAAGCCTCACGAATCCTGTCTAATTCCTGAGCCAACGCCAAGATGTTTTTAATCACCGTAGGGTCGCTCGGAACCCGCCGGCGATCGCCCTGGGTAACTTCTCCCACCGTGAAATATTTAGAAATTTTCTGTTTAGGGTCAGACCAATTAATCGTCATAATTCCTCCATCATTAGCCGCGTAACTTGACCATCTTCAATCGGTTCAATCTCAGTAATTAGATAGGATTTATCAGCGATCGCCACCTCCATTCCCGAATCCAGAGAACCCAGATCATCGGTTGGGACGATAGCTGAAATATTGCGGCCTCCCGCCTGAAAAGCCAACGGGTCACTCTTATAGGAAAAAAGGCAGGGGATTTCTCCCCCGTCATAACTGAGAGTCACCGCAAAATCAGAAAAGAAAACCCTCTTTAAATCCTCGAAACTATAGGCGATCGCCATCTTCCGCTTGCTCCTGGGTCAAGACCTCAACGATTTCTTCAGGAGGCAATGGGTCAGGCTCCGGGGTAACAGAAGGCTCCACCTCGCGCCGTTCCAAGTTGGGAAGATGGAGATTTTGCTGTTCTAGGGATAGGTCGTCAAAGGGAAAAACATCGCCACTCCGATACTCGATACCCGCGTGGAAGCATTCTTTCCCCTCACGCACAACCCAAACCGTTTCGACCCGGCTAACACTAGGGAGACGCTTTTTGGACATTAGAAGCCCTCCAGATAGAGATAGGTAATCCGAACCTTCACCGAGTCATCGGCTCCGCCGCCAATCGTTCCCGCCGCCGCGCCGTTGGTATCTACTGCGAAAAGCTTCAGGGTTTCAGCCGCAGTGATATTGGTATCCGTATCAAGTAGAAACTTGAAAGCGTTGGAAGCCGTAGTTAAGCCGGCAGAGAGGTAATAAGCATCAGGGTTTGAGGCATTGCCAATCCCAAATTTAACCGCCGTGGCCGCTGTCAACGTACTGGCCAACTCCACCTCGATAGAGGCAATCACCGAATAAGCCGGGCGATCGCCGATGGTAAAACTAGCCGCCGCCGTACTCAGGTCAAGGTTTTGGGTTAGCACTCCCGTCTTCACTCCCTGGGGAAGCGGGGCGGGCATGGGATTTACGGGTGCTACTAACGACATCGGGTTTCTCCTCCTCGACTAATTGGACTTGATGGGCATGATTTAGGTATTGTCTGGGAGACAATTTCAGTTGGGTTCCGGGGGGATGCACACCGCCGCCCTCTAGGTGAACCCAAAAACCATCCCGTACTTCACAGGGAATCAATTCAACCATTAGGCCGTTTTCACCTCCGTAACCGCCGCGAAGCTTTCTTCGTGGGCCAAATTCATGTCAAGGGTTTGGAAGGCGACCACTTCAGCCCCACCGGTACGGAAGGTTGTGCCGTTGTAGTTCACATCGAGAGAAACACCCTCCCACTCGCCAACGTACAACTGTGACCAATCCCCCAAATAGATTTCGGATAACCCCGTACCGTTGCCCTTGGTGAGATTAGAACGGCATTGATTCGATACAGCAAAAGGTAAGCCGACCATCGAGGTCGCGCCATCCCGAATAATGAAATTACCCTCTACACCACTGGCTTGCAAGGGAGTAATCATCAATCGGGCCATGGTCTTCGAGTTCATCAACCACTTCAACCCGTTGATATTGGCATTGGAAGAATCGATCGCCCCAAACAATTCCACTAAAGAGGCATAGGTCAGATAGCCACCATCGTTACCCAGGGCCGTTGCCAACCCCTTGATGCTGTAATTAACAATCCCTTTGGGTTCGGCTTCTACTCCGCTACCACTTAAAGCGGTCTGGTCAATTTTCAGGGCGATCGCCTTCAGTAAGTTGTCACGGCCAACCATTTCCGCATCGGGAGAAGACTGCAACAACAGGGTTCGCGTCAGTGTCGTATAAGCCGCAACGGTTTTAGGCTTTAACGTTAATTGCCCAACAGTGTAATTCGTTTCTGGGGCTGGTTCATTTTCATTAATCCAACTGGCGGTACTGACCCCCGTTTCCTTTGGAAAAGAAACATCCCCTTTTAATCCAGTAATAAATTTCCCACCTAGCCTGAAAACGACTGCGGTATTCCGAAGGGCTTCAATCCACATATCTGCCCGATAGTCTTGAGGAACCAAGTTACCGCCCAGAGCCGGAGAACCCACTTGCTGAATATCACGTTGCCCAAACCCATAGACTGATAGATTTCGAGTGGGAATGCGAATGGCATTAGGATCGCCGCCAATCTGCTGATAAATTTGCTGAGACACTTCCCGTTCAAAGCAGTTTTTCCCGTATTCTTCCGTGAAAGCGGGAATCATCGAACGAAGCAACCGCAAAAAGCTATACTGGCGGTCTTCTTTTTCCCCGAATCCCGGTAAATAATCACGGGGTTGCACAGGATGACTAAACCCGCCTAGGGGGGCTTGTTTACCTAATGCCCGCTCAACTTCCTGAGCAAAGGCACTACGGGCCTCCTCTACGGATTTATCGCTGTCAATCAGTGTGTCAACCAATTCCATCGCCTTAGCACCGATCGCCTTACCGTAAGTGTCCCCCATCGCACGGATCGAACGTTGCCGTTCCTTCTCCTGCGATCGCAACTCATTAATATCAATTTCTGCCATAGTCCCCCCTGGCGTTTCTTTTTCTCCCATCATGGATTTATACATAGGCTCACAAGCCACTTTTTCCAGGGGATTTTCGGGCATTTCTTCTCCCGTTTCTTCCTCATCCTCACTCTCAGAAGTGCCAATATTAATCGTGATATTGACCTCCGTTTCCTTTTCCATTCCCTCATCGCCAGGGCTTTCCAAACTTCTCCCAACCCCTACCGTCGCATCTGCCGGGTCACTCACTAGGGAGGCATGAATGGGTTCCCAACGGGTACAGACGATACAGCCATCACGCTCTACGGCTTCATGCACCATGTACCGAATCGAAACATTGGAGATAATGCCATTATCAACGGATTTTTTAAAGCTCTGAGCGACTTCGTGATCATCCCATTCAATTTCACAATAGGAACGCCGGTCAGTCCCAATTTCCCAATTAACAACTCTACCCAGGGGCCGGGTTCCGACTGTCGGATCATGACCGTGTTCCCAGACAAAACTCATCCCTTGAACTCGGTTTAAATCCACACAGGCGGGATCATGGCTCAAAATTTCCTTACCCCACCATTGATCACAAGGCTCTTCCGATGCACAGGAAAAGCGATAGGTGGTTTTCCCCTCTGTTACGGGTTCTACTGCCAGTTTTAGGAATCGCTGGCCCGGCTTACCCAGGACTTTTTCAATATCAATGCCCATAATTTCACCCTTGAAACTAGGGACAGCTTAAATTTATACAGCTATTTCCATTTCGCCATCCTCTTTTTCTGCTTTCTTGGAATCCGTTTTGGTGGGGCGATCGCCTTCTCCTCAGTCACCCCAGAATCAGGAAAACTAGGAGGGCTTTCATCATCGATCGCCGCCGCTATCAGTTTCGGTTCATCCCCCGAATCAAGGGCCGGTGGGCTTGGGATAGGCTCAAAACTCACCCCATACCGTTCAGCGATCGCCTTTTCCTCGGATAGTTCAGCGCAAATATCCTCAAACTCAATCCCCTGCTCTTTTAGAAGACGGGTTTTGGTAGTCAAGCCTGACTCAAGAGCCAACTGATTCGCCTGCATATCCTTAAGCGGGTCAATCCAAGCCCAGGGAGACCCGGCCACCTCATGCACCGAGTAAAAATCCCGCCGCGTTTCGTAGTCACGGGGCAATTTCAGAAACCCCGACAATACCCCAATATCCAGAAACTGCCGATAGATAGGCGAAATTAAATCCTCTGCCAGATCATCCCGTAATTGTTCATAATTTTTGCGCTCTCCTAGCATCCCGGTTCTCATACTGGAATAATTCGCATCACTTAAATCCCCCGTCACGGTATAGGAAGCCACGCCCATTCCCTGAGCTATGCCACGCTGTCCCTGTAGCAAGAAATCCTTAAAATTCGGGTTGGGAGAACTGGGGTCAAAGCCGTTGAACGTCACCCCCGGCGGTAAATCCTCGATAATTCCAGGCTCCATCGTAAACACCCGATAACCTTCCTCATCCGTCTCCATCGGCTCCACGTCTGGATATTCCCGTTGGTAATGCCCCATGATGCAACTTTGAATCCGAGCCTTGACCTGCTCTGACTCCTTATAGCCCAATAGATTACGGCTCTCAATAATAATCGAGGCCAAGGCCGAAACCCCTCTAGTTTGACCCGGCCTCACTCCCCGCCAATTCCATAGATGCAGAATTTCATCAGCCGGTACTCGCACAGGACTATAACTCTGAGTCCGAAAACCTACATCCCCAGGATGACAAGGCAAAATATGGTAAGCCACCGGTCGCCGCCATTGATCCACCTCCACGCCCATCCTGACTTCGTTACCGTTAGCCATGCGACTATTTTGGCGATCGTCTAACTGGTCAGGCTCGATAATTTCCAGAGCAAAGGGGATCGGACTATCGGCAAAAGGTTGTTTAACAATCCGTACCAATACCTCACCGCTCACAATCAGACTTCGGAGAATGGTCTTTTGAGCCTTATAAAAAGTGTGTTTGCCACTGGTATCACACCATGCCTTATTAGTTGCCCATCGCTCAAATTTATCAATAATTTCTTGGTTGACCCGCGTATTTAACCCTTTCCCCCGTGACATTTTGACCTTGGGCTGAATCATCAAACCCTTGTCAATCACCTGAGAGACAATCATCTCTATTGCCCCGTGAACGTTGGCATCATTGCGGTGAACGTCCCAAGCCCTTGCCCTCAACGTAGCGAGAGATGACCAGATTTCCGCATCAGCACTGGTTCCCATGGCCAACCAACCCGAAACGGAAACCCCTTGACGCGCCGCGCCGCTATAGGCCCGCTTTTTGATGGGCTGTTCAGTAGGGATTCTTA